AGTATGGCATTGAAGAAAGTGTACAGGTAAACGAAGTGGATCCAAGAAATTTTGACAGCGATTGGGATTACTACGATGCAGTAAAAAGGTCAGGCCGCTCTAAGAGTGATGATTATGAACCGCCCGAAAAAGAAGATCCTTATGCAGAGTTTGAGCGTGAACAAGAACGTAGACGTGCTAAGGCCGCAAAGACTGAACCGACAATGGTTTATTCTGAAGAAGAAGGCCATGCGCCTAATGGTAAGCGTTATAACATGACTGTTAAGTTTACAAGCTCAGACAAGTTTCGTGCAGACTATGCGGCTGATCGTTGGGTTGACAGCGAGTGGGGCGCAAAGAAACTTGTTGATAAAGAACAACACGAACACAATGGCGAAACAGTTGTAACCATTTACGTTCAAGACAATCACAAGCATGGATACTGGAAGCCATGGAAAGACGAGGAGCCGATTAGCAAAGGCGTCAGCTTTGAAGCTACAAACGAAGACCTAGGCTATAAGTTTAATACAGGTCCTAAGTTTATGCCACGTGATACGTTGGGTACAGACATGAGCTATCACTGGGGCCGCGGCGGCGGCAATAAGTACGGTATTGATTCAAAATTAGGCCCACGTGAAGATCCTAGATTTGGAAAGCGTGACGACGGCAAACAAGGCTATCGTCCAGAATATCAAAAGCCTAGCGAGTATGACCATGGTACTGATAAGCCACAGCGATCACACGGTAACGAATTACACAAGCTACTATCTAAACATGGTCAACTTAACTCTAAACTAAGACGCTTAGAAAAGTCCAATGAGGCTGGTTCTAAAGACATGGCCATCAAGACTTTACAAAGAGAAATCGATTCTCTTGAACGTGTTATAAATGACATGGGTGGATCAGACTTCCTAAGACACTATACAGAAAGTCTACAACAATCTCTAAACTTAACTAAGTTAGAAGAAACATTTGTTGCTAAGTTTGCAAACAAGTACAAAGGAAAATAATATGCCATTAGCTAGTATTTTAAATATTCAAGAAAACACAACAGTAAGTGTCATTCAAGAAAAGACAGCAGTAGTACAAGAGTTAGGTACTCTTGATACTACAGACGTTGCACCATGGATCACTAACCAAACTCGCATAGAAAAGACAGAAGCTCTTGCAACGAATAAGGACGAGTTACTAAGTAAACTAGCGCCATTGACGGCACCTAAGGCGTAATACAGAGAGGTCACACCATGTTATCTAGACAAGATATTGATGCAATGAAAAAGGTTATGCAAAACCTTGGCAATGTTGGAAATAAAAGTACGGTTTCTAATATTGTAGCAGAAGGAGCATCTGCCCTACAGAATAAAACTGTAAACCATCCCGATCCTAATGTGCAGGCCATGGCCAAAATTTTAGGCAGATTCCAGTCTGTAACACAAGATGCAAAAGCAACCTTAGTTGAAGAAGCTAAAGACAACCTTAGAACTCGTCAACTACTAAACACTGAAGAAACTAGCCGTGGAGTGCGTATTGCAGATTTCCACGTTTTAGTTAAAGAAACACAGTGGGGCAATAAAACAAAGAATGTCTACGATATTGTAGATTTAAATACCAATGAAGTCATTTACAGTGATTTGGCTTTATTTGAAAGTGCGGCCGCAATTACTAAATGCTTGTTAACAGGATCTAGTGTAGCCAGCATTAAATGTGACCAAATTTACGAGGCAGACCAAACATACGCTCGTCATTTATATGATGCGGCTGTGTTTAACTCTAAAATTAAGAGATCTAATGATCTTGAACAACGTGCTATCTACGAAAGTAAATATACACGTAGCCATGGACTAGCTAAGGAAGCTAGAACAAGAATACTCAAGAGCTACTAATTTGGCTAAATAGTTCAATAATTGGAAAGAACACCATGAAATTAACCGATTTTTCAGTAAGACCGCAGACTAAACTGCAACAAATTAATTCGTACCTTAAAGAACAGTTTGGCTACAGCCTAAAGCAGGGCAATGTAGACTCGTCTAAGCTACGTAACATTCTACAACAAGTAGAAAAGCAACAATGGGACATTAGCTGTAGCGTTAAAAACTATCAGAATGACCCACGTTACATTAAGAGTGTAATGGTTGGCGAAAGCATTAAGATCATGCTTAATGAAATTGGTCCTAAGCGTAAAGACCAACGCAACGTTCGTCCTAAAGGCATTAACGAAAGCATCAACAATCTTAAAGTTCTATTAGAACAAGACTTGCAACAAGCTGAAGTATTGCTAGCGGCCAAGGGCATGGTTAGTGATGTTCAAGACATGGCAGAAAAAGTTGCTAAAATGCAAACAGAAACGTTGATGGCTCTAGTCGAGCGTATCAAGGAAGTATTTGGTACAGCAGAAGCAGAAGCGTTCAACACAGCAGTCGAATCTGGCTTAGGCACTGTTCTAGATACATTGAAACAAAATCACGATGCACTAGGTAATGCCGTTGCAGTACTAAGTGGCGAAGAACAACCCGACATGTCAGGCGGTGCTGATATGGGCGCTGGCGCTGATATGGGCATGGAACCAGGCGCTGATATGGGCGGAGAAGAAATGGCTGGCGCTCCTGCGGCCGCAGGTCCAACAGAAGAGCCAGTTGGCCGTGAGATGAAGTAATGAAGCTATTTGAGCTTAATAGTTCGTATCTGCAGGATCTTAAAGATTCTGCACTCAATCTTGTCTATACTGCCAGTGCCAATGGCCAAGACAAGATTGAGATGCACGACATGATTTCTGACCTTAACGGCGAAGGATTTTATGTTACTGCTAAAGATATTATACAAGTCTTAGACGGCGAAGCTAGTATTAAAACAGCTAACGCTAAAGAGATCGAACTAGACACAGGCATTAATGACACAGAAGGCGAAATGTCCAGCGGCGGTGAGCAAAAAGATAAAGCGGCTGATACAGTAGCTAATATGGCACAAGCTCAAGCACAAAAAGGTATTCAATAATGTTAACGGCTAAGGAAGCAAGATTAAGAGCAAGAGATGATGCTACTATTCATAGCGAAATTTCTTCTTTAGAAACAGCAATTTTAACAGCAGTAGGCCAAGGTCTATTAACTGTAGCAGTAAACAACAGCACTATGACTTCAGGTGCTAATGCCAGCGTATATTGGAACGTATGGCAAGGCAACACAGATGATTTGGCTAAACAAGACCAAATCGATCAAGTAATCAAATATTTCGAAACACTAAGCTATACGATCGAACAAAGAACTAATAGCCAAACTGGCAATACATTTGGTTGGATAATCGCTTGGTAATGATTGACTTAGTGTAGTAATACTGCTACACTAGGTTATGATTCCATTTAACCCCCCAGTTCAATATACTCCACTAAGCAGAGTAGAAGTAAACGGCAAACGTTTATATGCCAGTCCTGATGGCAAGAAGTTACCCAGCGTAACAACAATCTTAGACAAAACAAAAGACAAAACGCACTTAATAGAATGGCGTAAGCGTGTGGGCGAAGCAGAAGCTAATCGCATTAGTACAGAAAGCGCCGGCTTGGGTACATTGCTACACAAACACTTGGAGAACTGGATCGAAGGTAAAGAACGCCCTGCAGGTAACAATGTAGTACATCAAATGGCTCGTAGCATGAGCGATGTCATTATAGAACGAGGCTTGTGTGATGTTACAGAAGTATGGGGTCAAGAAGTAGGCTTATATTATCCAGACTTGTATGCAGGTACTACAGACTTAGTGGGCCGTTACAAAGGTGTCCCGGCCATCATGGACTATAAGACAACCAAGAAACCCAAGCGGGAAGATTGGATCGAAGACTACTACTTACAATGCTGTGCATACGCACATGCCCACAATAAAGTTCATGGCACAGAAATACAAAAAGCCGTCATTTTTATGGTGTCTAGAGAGCTAGAATGGCAGTGTTTTGAGCTAGAATTAGACCGTTTTGACGCCATGAGCGAAAGATGGGCATCACGTGTAGCAGAGTACTATGACAAATACGCCTGATAAATAAGATAATCAGGAGCCCGCAATGGCAGAAAATTTACTAGCAAAAATACAAATTAGACGTGGCAGTTATATCGACTTGCCTTTATTAAAAGAAGGCGAAATGGGATACGCCATGGACCAAAGTAGGTTGTTTATTGGCAACCCCGTAAGCACCTATACCGGCACCGGCGATGTTGACACTTACGACTTAGACCTGCGTTTCATCCGGCCTGGAGCTCCATTGTTTGTGTTTGTTGACGGCATAGAATTACAACCACAGATTCAATATTCTGTAGCAGGAGCCAAGCTAGTATTCAACCAACCCCCAGCAGACGGTACTGACATCATTGTAGGCTACAACAGTGAAGTATCAATGATTGGTCAAAACCAACCTGTAGACTTGGTACGTCTATTACCTAACGTAACAGTACCCACACCTACTGGTATTCTTATTAACTATAACTTTGCAAACACTGGTGTGTTTGAATTTAGTTTAAGTTCTAGCAACGTGTTAATATCAGGTAACTTTAACTTCCTAACAGATGGAACTGATGCAGAAATGAACAGTACAGTAAATAGTTTAGGGGTAGCGCAAGATTGTTATCTAAGCGTGAGTTTACTTGATCCAGCAGATGGTCCTTACCTAAGTATTGATTACGTAAACAACACAACTAACCCATTTAATCTTTATTATTCAGCTAGAGTGTGGAAGTCAGTATAAAACAAATTTGGGCTCTTAGTGCCTCCGGCCGCCTCAGGGAATGGCGAAAACTAAGATACGAGCTAGAGGAATCTAGCTCTAATCAATTTATCAAAACATACAACTGGTGGACACAAGCACCAGCAGTTCGTAGAACATTTGATCCATGGAAAGTCACAACTTGGCCTAACCCATGGAACCTTCTTTACGCAGAAGATTATTGTCCAAATAGCATTGTTCTAGGCATTTACTACACACTTAAACTAGCTGGTGTAGACATAAACAACATAAGCCTATGCATAGTCAATGACATTGAACAACGGCATAATTGTTTGGCAATAAATGTAGACAACCGCACGTTATTCCTATACAATAAGCAACTAGACTATGACTCAAAGAACGTGGAAGTTTTGAAAACTTTTGATTCAGAAGAATTAGGCGATTTATTTTAATATACTAGCTTTTATCTAGTTGACATCTGAGTTAAATATCAGACCACGAAAAGAAGAACAAAGACGGAGAAACCAATGACAAAAAATATTTACGTTACCAAAAGAGACGGACGCAAAGAGCCCTTAGACATTAATAAGATTCACAAAATGGTGGAAGAAGCCTGTGTAGGATTAGCAGGTGTTAATGTAAGCCAAGTTGAAATGAATGCAGACTTGCAGTTCATCGACGGTATTACTACTAACGATATTCAAGAAATTTTAGTACGCAGTGCCAACGACTTAATCAGCTTGGATCATCCTAACTATCAGTTTGTTGCGGCACGTTTGTTGCTATTTGGACTACGTAAAGAAGTTTTTGGCGAATATGCCGCAATGCCTTTACTTGACTTGGTCAAGCGTAACATTGACAAAGGCATTTATGATGCAGACATTCTTAATCAATATACAGATGACGAGTGGGCAGAGCTCAACGAGCATATGAATCATGACAGAGACTTAAACTTTACCTATGCCGGTATTAGACAAGTTGCAGACAAGTATCTTGTGCAAGACCGTAGCAATGGTAAAATCTTTGAAACACCGCAATACATGTATATGCTGATTGCGGCTACATTGTTTGCACGTTACCCACATGATGCAAGAATGTCTTATGTTAAGAGGTATTACGATGCGACTTCATTGTTTAAAATTAACATCCCTACACCCGTTATGGCAGGTGTTAGGACTCCTATGCGTCAGTTTGCTAGCTGTGTTCTCGTTGATGTTGACGACACTCTGGACAGCATTTTTAGTAGCGATATGGCTATTGGAAAATATGTGGCCCAACGAGCTGGCATCGGTATTAACGCCGGGCGCATCCGTGGAATTAACAGTAAAATCCGCGGAGGAGAAGTTGCCCATACCGGAGTCGTCCCATTCCTCAAAAAGTTCGAATCAACAGTAAGATGTTGTACACAAAATGGCGTTCGCGGCGGCAGTGCAACAGTTCACTTTCCTGTATGGCACAAAGAGATCGAAGACATTATTGTTCTTAAGAACAACAAAGGTACAGAAGACAATCGTGTACGCAGATTAGACTATAGTATTCAGTTAAGCAAGTTATTTTATGAACGTGCATTGTCTGGCGGCAACGTTACATTGTTTAGTCCGCATGACGTTCCTGGCTTGTATGAAGCATGGGGTAACAACGAAGTATTTGATGCTCTGTATGTTAAGTATGAAAACACTGCAAAGATTCCCAAGAAGACAATGCCCGCCATGGAGCTGTTACAAAATTTACTAAAGGAACGTGCAGAAACAGGTCGTGTTTACATCATGAACATTGACCACGTTAACAGTCACAGCAGTTTTGTTGACAGCATTTACATGAGCAACTTGTGTCAAGAAATTACACTGCCCACAGATCCTATTCAACACATCGATGGCGCCGGCGAAATCGCATTGTGTATTCTAAGTGCTGTCAACGTTGGTACACTACGTAACTTAGATGACTTGGAAAACTTGTGCGACTTAGCAGTACGCGGCCTAGAAGAAATTATTGACTATCAAGGCTACCCAGTATTAGCCGCTGAAAGATCTACTAAAGCTCGTCGTAGCCTAGGCGTCGGTTATATTGGCCTAGCACACTATCTTGCTCGCAACAAAGTATTCTACGAAGACATCGAAGCCGCACGTTTAGTTAACAAGCTATCAGAAGCCTTTCAGTATTACTTGCTAAAGGCCAGTAACAACTTGGCCAAAGAGCGTGGCGCATGTGAGTACTTTGACCGCACAAAGTATAGCCAAGGTATTCTTCCAATTGACACATACAAACGTGACATTGACGAAGTCTTGGGTACAGAATTACACTATGATTGGGAAAGCCTACGTGCTGATATTCTACAGCATGGCCTACGTCACAGTACACTAAGCGCACAAATGCCTAGTGAATCTAGTTCAGTGGCCAGTAACGAAACCAACGGCATCGAGCCTCCACGTGACTTGTTATCAGTTAAGAAGTCCAAGAAAGGTACGCTCAAGCAAATCGTTCCTGCTTATCAAAGTTTAAAGAATCATTATACGTTGCTATGGGACATGAAAGGCAACGAAGGATATATACGTATTGTTGCGGCCATGCAAAAGTACTTTGACCAAGCTATTAGCGGAAATTGGAGTTACAATCCAAAGCATTATGAAAATAATGAAGTTCCTCTAAGTATTATGTTGCGTGATTTGTTAACCAGCTATAAGTTAGGTTGGAAAACAAGTTATTATCAAAATACATATGATATGAAGAGTGACGATGGGCAGGAGGCTTTACAAAAAGTTGAGCAACCTGTACAATTAGAATCAACAGCCGACGACGCAGAAGTTTGCGACGCTTGTGCAATCTAAGGTATAACATGAAATCTCTAAGAGAATATATTAATATAGTCACCGAATCAAAGGTCAGTGACGATTGGTTTAAGGATGGTGCTTTTAAAACTTTTAAGAAAGCAAATCCTATTCACTATGAAACTGCTATCGATTCGGGAACTATCGAAACACTGGAAGGTCCTGTTCGGTATGAACAAGGACATAAAATTATTACAGGCCCTAAAGGCGAAAAGTATCCAGTTACACCCGAGTCGTTTCATGACAAATATGATGTAAACGATGATAACACAGCCACACCTAAAAAGATAATTAAGTATGCTAAGTTAGCAGATCATGATGGAGTACTACACACATCATGGGGCGACTTATCTTACACTAAAGGCAATGATGTTATTGTCCGTCACGGTACTGGTGACTATGGTGCTGTAAAGAAAGATATCTTTCAACAGACCTATGATACAACTGAAATGAAATGAAATGACAACAGTATTCAATAAAGATAAAATCGACTTCACCAAAGAGCCTATGTTCTTTGGTGCAGAACAAAATACACAAAGATTTGATACATTTAAGTATCCTATTTTCGACAAGCTAACACAAACACAACTAGGTTACTTTTGGCGACCCGAAGAGATTAGTCTTCAAAAAGATCGTGCCGACTATATGAACTTCCGTCCTGAAGAGAAGTTCATTTTTACTGCTAACCTAAAATATCAAATTCTGTTAGACTCAGTACAAGGCCGAGGTATCCTTACTGCCTTTGGTCCGTATTGTAGTCTACCAGAGCTTGAGAGTTGTATGAACGCATGGCAGTTCTTTGAGAACATCCACAGCCGTAGTTATACACACATTATCAAGAACGTATACAGTAACCCAAGCGAAGTATTTGATACTATCCTTGACGATGAAAAGATCATTGCTCGTGCCAAGAGTGTTACTAAGGCCTATGACGAGTTTATTGAGTACGCACAGAAATACACACAGCAAGGAATAGGCGATAGCCTAACACTAAAGAAGAAGTTATATCTAGCTATGATTAACGTTAATGCTCTTGAAGGCATTCGTTTCTTTATTAGCTTTGCATGTAGCTTTGCATTTGGTGAGTTGAAGAAGATGGAAGGTAGTGCAAAAATTATCGGACTTATCAGTCGCGATGAAGCACAGCACCTTGCAATTAGTCAACACATCATTAAGAATTGGCAAAAGGGTGATGACCCAGAAATGCTTGTTGCAATGGAGCAATGTAAAGATGATGTAATTCAAATTTACAAAGACATCATTCAAGAAGAAAAAGACTGGGCCAACTATTTGTTTAAGGACGGTGCGATTATCGGACTTAACGAAAGATTGCTACACGAATATGTAGAGTTTATTGCAAACAAACGCATTAAGGCCATTGGCTTTGACGCATTGTTCGCCCGTAGCGGAAGCGATAACCCGCTCCCATGGACGCAACATTGGTTGTCAAGCAAAGGACTGCAAGTAGCACCACAAGAGACAGAAGTAGAGAGTTACGTGATTGGCGGAATCAAACAGGACGTTGATATTAACGCTTTCTCTGGCTTCAAATTATAATAAGGATAAAATCATGTACGATGTTGATAAGGTCGAAATTTACTCGACAACAGTATGCAATTACTGTAATATGGCCAAACGTGTTTTCAAACAAAAAGAATGGCAATACGAAGAAAAACTTTTAGATAGAGAACCAACTTTACGAGAAGAGTTACAACAACGTTTAGGTGAAAGTCCTAGGACAGTTCCGCAAATCTTTATCAACAATGAATACATTGGTGGTTACGACAAGTTAGTCGAGTGGATCGACAACAATCAAATTTAAATTTAACAACACACGGAGACATTATGTTAATTAGTTTACCTTATAAAGTGGGTGATGTAGTCAGTATGAAACTTACTACTGGTGAAGAAGTAGTAGGCAAGTTGGATGACGATACCACCGACAGCGTAAAGATTTCTCGCCCACTAGTTTTAGCGGCAGGACCACAGGGTATGAGTCTAGCACCATATCTTATCACTGCCAACGACGTTGGGTCCATAGACTTCAAACGTCAACATGTAGTAGCCATTGCGGCCAGCGCAAAAGAAATGAGCAATAATTATTTGCAAGCTACTACTGGAATCGCTTTAGGAGCATAATATGCCGTATGTAGTTGGTAATGGAAGTCCGATACAGGATGTATTTCATAGTACAAACGTATTTGTAAATAACGTTCCTGTGGCCTTATGGCTGTCTCCAGGTGCCAGTGCTACATTCGTAGGCGATGTATTGGACGCTCCTTATACAGTTGACCCAGCAACCAATGCCACAAACCAAACTAAGTTTGATGCTTATGCGGCTAATCCTTCTGCATCTAAGAACCCAGCGGCCGCGGCCAATGGCGTAAAAGAAAACTATCCTGGTACACCAGAATCTGCAGAAGATGGCGCGGCCATCCCGCCTAATACTAATGCAACTGCGGCTGACGTAAAAACTTTCTTAGACAAAGTTTACGAAGAAGCCAAAAGAGGCATGTGGAGAGAATCGGGTCAAAACGGCAAGCCTAGTAATCCAAACATTGTTGGTATTTGGAAAAGTTTAGGCTATCCTACCAGCGCATATTGGAGTACTGACCAAACACCTTGGTGTATGGGCTTTGTTAACTTTGCTCTTAAGCAATCGGGTTATAGATATTGCCAAGAAGCCAGTTCATGGGCAATTAGAAATAAACCAAGCAGATGGAATGCCACCCCAGTGAGTCCAGCACAGTCGCAACCTGGTGACATTGTGTTGTGGGACTTTGGACACGTGAACTTTGTATACACTAATACTAGCGGCAAGCTATCGTTTATTGGCGGTAATCAAACTCCTACAGCAGGAAAAAATAACAACCCCAATGACGGAGATGTATCCATTAGCTGGCCTAGTGGTTGGACAATCAATCGCGGTGGTATATCTGGAATTTGGAGACCAAGCAAAACCTAATTGGACAAATTGATATTTGACCTTTAACAAGCTCTTATGTTAGAATATAGCATAGGAGCTTTTTATGTTGCTAAAACTTTTGGAAAAATTAGGACGCAAACGTGTCATAATGGACAGGGTGGAAAATGAACCTTATTTGGAACGCTATTATCTCTTTCTCAAGGACAGAACAAGGTTTCCCTTTAATGTGTTCCTACATAAATTTCTTAAGTCAGACCCCGATGATGTGCATGATCATCCATGGCCTTACGCTACGCTTATCCTAAAAGGCGGCTACTATGAATGGGTTCCAGAATTTGATTCGTCAGGTAAAAAGATTGGCGAGATACGCTACTGGCGTGGACCCGGTCACTTTCGTACTTGTGGTGCTAATAGCTATCATCGTATTGAGCTTGACCCTGATGTAACTGCATGGACATTGTTTATGCCAGGCCCGCACAAACGCGAATGGGGATTTTTGGTTAAAAATAAGTGGATACATAACGATGTCTACTTAAATATGCGTAGACAAGAAAAGACACAAAATGTATAATAGAACTATTGCAACTATTTTAGCCTGTGCAGTGTCATTTTGGATTGGATACGAAATGTCAGCTTATCAATCCAAAGTAGAATTTGCACAGTTCTTGAACAAACTTAACGACTCGAAATTTAAATAATGCGCTCACACTATTGGACATGCAGTAAATTTGCCGATTGGCTTCGTGGTACTACTAAAGGTGGCGCCAAAACTAGCGAGGGCTGGCACGAATGGGAAACTAGAGCCAAAGCCGCTTACCCTGTTCGTTGGTGGCTCGCCGAAGAAGGTCTCGACTATATCCAAAAAGTAGTTTACTTTATCCCGGATCAACTCCATGCTGTCAAATACTATATTAACAATCGTTGGGTCACTCGCACTCATGCTCTTACTGCACACCCTAAGGACATCAAGCCTGGCCAATGGCAAGACGTTGGCTATCGTTTCCTTCCTTGTCTTTTCAACGAGCTTGTTGACTATGTCGAAGTCGAACTAGCATGGTGGCACATTGCTTGGGACGAAGAAGCACGTAAAAAGTTTCAAGCACCTTGGTATGCTAGCGGCTGGTTCCGCTGGCGCACATGGCGTTGTCCAGAGGCAGGACTTGCTAACTTAGAATGGCAACGTAATCTCAAGCATGACGAAGATTATTGTAAGGATGAAAAGTACTACGGCGAACCAACTCCTCAGGCAGTTAATGCACAAGAGATCTTGGACTTGTACAAGTGGTGGACAGAAACATATCGCAATCGTCCTGACCCTTATGACGCTAGCGGATGGACTGCGGCTTGCGAAGCCAGCAGACAAGCTAACGGCGGTAGCCTGTGGCTATCCATAAGCCAAGACAAGGATCCTGCTCTGAAAAAGCAAAATGATAAGGCCCATAAACTGCTACAAAAAATTGAAGCGGCTTATGAAAAGGAAGATGAACAAATGATGATCCGTTTAATTAAGGTTCGTCGAGCACTATGGACATGATATGAAATTTCGTTCGTGGGTATATCAAATTTGGTGGGACCACTTAGAAGAAATGATGGCGTGGGAAGGCAAGCTACCTACGTACACAAGCCAGGAATACTTTAATAAGTATCGCTGGTGGTTAAAGAAAGAGTATAGGAATAGAAATGGCATCACGTAAAAAACAAATCGCTGAACTAAAAGCAAAAGACGAACCAACTGTTGTAATTGGTTCGCATCTAACAGTTATTACACACCCTAGTGGTCACACGGAACTAATATGGGATGACGAAGCATTAACTCGCGATGTTCGTGAAGCTATTGCCAGCGTAGAAGGCCAACTAGAAGTTAAGCCTAAACGCAAGAAAAAAATTAAAGAATGAATTCTGTAGAACTAGCAAAACACTTGATAGAACGAGCAAAAAA